ACTTGATCGCCGAGGCTGAGGGTGCGATGGATGATTGGTCGGTTCCTATCCGACGAACGGTGGCCCGCGCGCTCGCTATACAAACCGACGAGGACACTGTCCCGGAGGCCTTTTCGTCTATTCAGACGGATTGGCATCCGGCGAAGTACATCTCGCGAGCCGCAGAAGCTGACGCGGGCGGTAAGCAGCTTGCGGCGGTCGAGTGGTTGAAGGAAACCCGTGTGGGTCTAAAACTTCTTGGGCTCAGCGAGGCAGATATCGAAGAGGCGTTGCGAGAGCGGCGGGCCAACACGGGCCGCGCGCTTGCCGCGTCGGTGATCGCCTCTCGGGCAGTAGGCGCTGATGACGCCGCAGGAGTCTAAGCGGGCTCTGCGACTCCTCACCGACGACGCTGCGGACACGATCGAGTGGACGCTGCGGCGCAGTTCGGGGTCGTTTGAGGCACGACGGTTTCAACTGCTCGAGACAGGTAGCGCTGTCATCGGGTACTACTCCGAGGGGTCGGCCGCGCTTGCCTCTGACTTCTACGACGAGGCCAGGTCCGACGCGGGCGCGTCTGGCCGTTTCGTAGCCGAGCCGATCATTCTCGACAGGGTCGTGAAGGTTCGTCGAGGACTTGCATGGGCTACGGAACCGCTCGCTGCGGATGATGCCACTGCGGCTCTCGGAAGGTTGACCGAGATCGTCCGGTCTGAAGTAGTCAGGCCGTACCGAGACACCGTCACCACCAACCGGCTCAGGGACCCTCAGTCGGCAGGCTGGGTGCGGATAGCGTCCTCGTCTTCCTGCGGCTTCTGCAAGGCTCTCGCGGCCCGCGGGGCTGTGTACCGGGAGGCGTCGGCGCAGTTCGCCGCCCATGACAGCTGTTCCTGCACCGCCGCCCCGGTCTTCAAGGGCGGGGAGCTCGGCCCTGAGGCGTCGGTGATGCAGTACATGGCGTCGAAACGCCGTCGGACGCCCGCTGAGCGAGAACGCATACGCGAGTGGGCAGCCGAATACGAAACGTCCTCTCTCTGAGGGGCCGTACCCGACGGTTTCGGGGTGATGTCCGACCGGGACTTGAAACGGGAGTGAACCAATGAGCGAAACCACAGACACCTCGAACACTGACACAGCGAACGAGGGTGGCGAGCAGCAGCAGGAGCAGGGCAAGACCTACACGCAGGCGGAGATCAACAACATCGTCACCTCGAGACTCAAGGAGCAGGCCGAGAAGAAGTTCGGTGACTACGCCGAACTGAAGGCCCGCGCTGAGGGCGCCAAGACGGTCGAGCAGAAGCTCGCAGATCTGGAAGCTAAGCACGCCGAGGCGGAAGCCCGCGCGCTGCGCTCTGACATCGCCGCGCGACACGGGATCTCCACGGAGGACCGCGACCTGTTCCTCACCGGTTCCGATGAAGCGACTCTCGAGGCCCAAGCCAGCCGGCTGGCTGCACGAGTCGTGGACCAGAAGAAGCAAGGCAACGTCGCCCGCAAAGAGGGCGCGACCAAAACCACCGGCACCGCAGACACGGATGCTCGCGAGTTCGTGAGCACCCTGTTCGGCGGTTCCGACTAACCAAGGAGTGAACCATGGCAGTACTCGCCACCTCGGGAATCACCCTCCCGAAGAACATCGCCGACGGCATGTTCAAGAAGGCCCAGCAGGGATCCGCGATCGCGGCCCTCTCGGGCGCCGAGCCGCAGCAGTTCGGTGAAGTCACCTACATGACCCTCACGGGCCGGCCCAAGGCCGAGCTCGTCGGTGAGGGCGCGGACAAGGGCGACACCAACGCAACGTTCGGCACCAAGATCGCCACCCCGCACAAGTTCCAGGTGACGATGCGGTTCAACGAGGAAGTCCAGTGGGCCGACGAGGCATACCAGCTCGGCGTCCTTCAGACCCTGGCAGACGAGGGCGGGCTCGCCCTGTCCCGCGCGCTGGACCTCGGCGGCTTCCACGGCATCAACCCGCGCGCGGGCACCGTGGCGGCATCGATCGTGGCAGGAGACCGGATCGCGTCGACCACCAACTCGGTGGAGATCACGACCGCAACGCTCACCACGCCCGACCTCGTCATCGAGCAGGCCGCCGGCCTCGTCATCGCTGACGGGTATGTCCCGAACGGCATCGCTTTCGACCCCACCTACGCGTGGACGATCGCGACCAGCCGCTACGCCGACGGACGTAAGAAGTACCCCGAGCTCGGTTTCGGCGCAACGATCAGCTCCTTCGAGAGCATCCCCGCGTTCTCCTCCTCGACGGTCTCGGGCCTGCCCGAAGCGTCGGCGAACACCAACGTGAAGGCGATCGTCGGCCAGTGGGACGCGTTCCGCTGGGGCGTCCAGAAGGACATCCCCGTCGAGCTCATCCGCTACGGCGACCCGGACGGACTCGGTGACCTGAAGCGGAAGAACCAGATCGCACTGCGCGCCGAGGTCGTCTACGGGTGGGCGGTCATGGACCTCGACGCGTTCGCGACGGTCAAGGACGCCGTCGCCAACGTCTGATCGGAGACGCACATGGGCAAGTTCATCAACACCAACACGCAGGTTGTCGTCTCCGTCGATGACGACAAGGACGACCGCTTCGGTGAGGGCTGGGAACCGGTGAAGACCGAGACCAAGCCCCGCGCGAAGAAGTGACAGGAAGGGGGCGGTCATGGCTGTGACACCTGACAAGATCGCGGTTGCGCTCGGCGTGGCCGCCCCCGCACCCAACTCGATCCAGTGGAACCAGTGGGCACTCTGGATCGAAGACGCCGACATGCTTATCGAGAGCCGGCGTGCGAGCCTCGACGCAGATGCCCCCGACGAGGCAAAACTCGACTACGTCGTCCGCGAGGCGGTTGTCGCACACATCAAGAAGCCTGACGATGCCACGCAGGTCACCGTGTCAGTCGACGACGGTCAGACCTCAAGGGCGTACCGGTCAGGCAAGGGTCGGGTCACCATTCTCGATGAATGGTGGGCTCTCCTCGGACTGACCGACCCGGACGGCGCATTCGCCATCAACATGGTCGGCACCTCATCCGCGCATCTCCCATGGTGCGCGTTGATGTTCGGGGCGGCTTATTGCTCTTGCGGGGTCGACGTCGCAGGCTCCCCGATTTACGAGGGAGCTTCGGATGACCCTTGGGGCTGACATCACTGCGGCCCTGCCGGAGCTTCGGGCGGCCGCGGAATCGATGATGCACTCCACGGTCATCATCCGGCGTCCATCGGGGTCGACGTGGAACGAGGAGACGGGAACGAGCGTCCCGGCATGGGTCGACGTTTACGAAGGGCCCGCCCGCATCCGGTTCAAGGACACGCAGCCTCGCGTGGCGGACGCGGCGGGGGAGCAGGTCGTCGATCAGGCACCGGTGCTGTCACTCCCCATAGCGACATCCGCCGACGTTCGCGTCGACGACATTGCGACAGTCACCGCCAACCCAACAGACCCCGGTCTCATCGGTTTGCAGTTCCGTATCGCAGGTGTTCATGCGCAGACGCACGCGACAGCACGCCGTTTCCCGGTGGAGGTGGTTTCCCGTGATTGACGTCGACTACAGCGAGATCAGTCGGTTGGCGGCGGACCTAGGTGAGGTCCCCCGCCGGTCGAGCCGAAACCTGCGCCAGGCGATCGAAGTGACAGCGCGCCACGTTAGGGACGCCGCCAGGCAGAACGCGACAGGCATGGCTCACGCTCCCGCCTTCCCGTACTCCATCACCTACGACATCACCGGTTCGGGCGACTCTGGCACGGGCTCAACCTTGGACGCGGAGATCGGTCCAGATAAGGACCGACCGCAGGGGGCTCTCGGGAACCTCATCGAGTACGGGAGCATCCACAACCCGCCTCAGGGGATCATGCACGGAGCTCTCCAAGCCAACGAAGCCGACTTCGAACGCGGTATCGACATGGCCGTCGCTGACGCGTTGAAGGCGGCTGGCCTGTGAGCGTCAACACGCAGGTGGCGGCGGTCATCACCCGTCTCAAGTCTGACCCTCAACTCGCCTCCGTAGTTTTCGACGGCACCGTTACGGGCAACCCCGAAAGGTATGTCGACGTCTGGGCTGACACCGGCTACTGGGATGGACACGACTCACACGATCATCAGGTCGATGTAGAGGTCACCCTGACTATCCACTCCGTGGGTATGAGCAGGCAGCAGGCGATGTGGGTGTCCGACCGGGTTCGGGCGCTCCTGCTCGACTGGAAACCCACCATCCCCGGGCGGACCTGCTGGCGGATGCGCTCCGCCGGGTCCCAGCCCGTCCAGAAGGACACCGACACGACGCCGCCGAAGTTCTTCGCCGTCGACCGGTTCACGCTGCGCTCCACCCCCGCCTGAGAGGAGCCGTCATGGCGACGTACATCCGAGTGAAGGCCAAGACCACGAAGCACGAGTTCGACATCCTCGAGCACCGCTTCGACCCGGAGAAGCACACCCGTGTGAACCGGAAGCA